ATATAGTCAACATAGAAAATATCACTAACAATATTTTAAGTTAAAAAAAAAAGGGGTTATTCAACCCCTTTTTTCTTTCTACCTCTTTTAGGTTTTTCTTCAATTACATCAATTGTTTCAATCTTCACCTCTTTATCCACCGCAATTAATTTATATGGTGTATTCTCAGATAAAGAACCTTTAAGAACTTCTTCAGATATAAAATCTTCAATTTTATCTTGTATTGCTCTTTTTAATGGTCTAGCACCATATAATTCATCATAACCCACTTCTGAAATTAATTCAATTACTGAATCATCAAATGTGAAATCATATTTAAGACCTGACAATCTTGTTTTTAATCTATCAATTTCAAGATTAACAATTTTCTTAACGTTTTCTCTACCTAATGTTTTGAAGACAATCACCTCATCAATACGGTTTAAGAACTCAGGTGCGAAAAACTTTTGAAGTTCTTTTTTCAACATATCTCGTTTTTGTTCTTCTTCAACATAGGATTTTGCCGTTGTTCCAAATCCAATACCAGTTCCAAAGTCTTGTAGTTTTCTAACCCCAATATTAGATGTCATAATAATGATACAGTTTTTGAAGTTAATTTTTCTACCTAAACTATCTGTAAGATGTCCGTCATCCAACACTTGAAGTAATGTTGAGAAAATGTCTTTATTCGCTTTTTCAACCTCATCAAATAATATAACAGAATATGGTTTGTTTTTAACTTGTTCAGTTAATTGACCACCTTCTTCGTGACCAACATACCCCGGAGGTGAACCGATTAATCTTGAGATATTATGTTTCTCTTGATATTCAGACATATCAATTCTAATTAACGCATCTTCAGTACCAAATATTTGTTTAGCCAATTGTTTTGCCAAGTGTGTTTTACCAATACCTGTAGAACCTAAGAATATAAACGAACCAATTGGTTTGTTAGGGTCTTTAATACCTAAACGATTACGTCTAATTGATTTAGCAATTTTTGAAACAGCTTCTTCTTGACCAATAACTTTTTCATTTAAGTTCCCCTCCATTTCACTCAATGATTTTGTTTCATCAGCGTTTAATTTGGAGATTGGAATTTTTGTCATATTTGACACTACATCGTAAACAAGTTCGATATTAATTTCTTTACGTTGAGAGTTTAATGATTCTTCAAATTTCTTTTTCTCTTGTTCAAGTTTATTAAGTACTCGTTTTTCTTTATCACGTAAATTAGCAGCCTCTTCATAATCTTGTTTTTTAACAACTTCAAGTTTATCTAATTTAATTTGTTGAGCCTCAGCTTTTAAAGTTTCTATTTCTTCGGGGATTTTAACATCCACTTGACTACGAGCACCTACCTCATCAATAATGTCAAATGCTTTATCAGGAAATTCTCTATCTGTAATATATCGTTCCGCTAAATCAACACATAGATTTAGTACTTCTTCTGAGTATATAACTTTATGGAAATTTTCGTATCTATCTTTTGCGTTTTTAAGGATTTGTAATGTTTCATCTTTAGTTGCAGAATCAACTATCACTTTTTGGAAACGTCTTTCTAACGCTCCATCTTTCTCAAAGTTTTTACGGTATTCATCTAATGTTGTTGCTCCGACACATTGAATCTCACCTCTTGCTAATGCGGGTTTAAAGATGTTAGACGCATCCATAGAACCTGATGAGTTACCAGCACCAACAATTGTGTGGATTTCATCAATGAATACGATGATATTGGAGTTGTTTTGTAATTCTTCGATAATTACCTTCATTCTCTCCTCAAACTGTCCTCTATATTTAGTGCCGGCAACAATTGATGTCATATCTAATGATACTATTCTTTTATCCATTAAATTTCTTGGACATTCCCCATTATAAATTTTGATAGCCAAACCTTCTACGATTGCGGTTTTACCACAACCTGGTTCACCAATAACAATTGGGTTATTTTTCTTACGTCTTGATAATATTTGAGCAATACGGTTAATCTCACGTTCACGTCCAATAACAGGGTCAATTTTACCTTGTTCCGCTAGTTTAATTAAATCTTTACTAAAATTATCTAATACAGGTGTTGAGGAATCAGCTGATTTTTTTCCTTTACCTTCGTTGTCTACAGATTCAATCATAATCTTTCTTTTTTAATTAAGTATATGATAATTATATTTAAAACTCAACGAATATTTATATTTAAAAACTCTAAATGAAAAAAGTCATTAAACTCACGGAAGGTGATTTAATTAAAATAGTTAAACGAGTTATTAATGAAAATTTATTAATTACCGAGTCATTGTCTATTGAAATAGGTATTGACACTAATGAACTTAAATTTGCAACCCCTAATAGTAAAAATATATTAAACATATCTAAAAACACAAAATACTCAAAAAATAAACATAGTGTAATTTCGGTTACAAATAATAAAGGGGTTGTGAATGATTATTTGGTTTATTTGTTAGGGAAACCATTTAATATTAATTTTATTAAACCTAGTGATAATAATGAAATATTAATTTCGTATTTTACAGGTGAAAGAGATGAGTTAACTAAAAAAGCGAAAACTAAAAACAAACTTATCAAATTAGAAAAATTAAAAGATTACGTACAGGATTTATTAAAAGGTGAAAAAGAGATTTCAAATTTTTTTGACCCTGTGAAATTAATTAAAGTAAACTAAAATTATGGCAATTACAAAAGAAGAAATAAAGGGGAGTAAAATTATTTGTGAAATTAAATCAAGTAATTTAAAAAAGTCGGAATACGATACTGAATCTAAAACATTAATGGTGGAATTCAATAACGGTCATAAATACGAATACTATGACGTTCCCCATCAAGTATTTACCCAAATGAGAATAAATGAATCTCAAGGTAAATTCTTTAGTACTAAGATATCAAAATCATACAAATACAAAAAAATATAAGTATTTAGGTATTTATTATTATGGATGATTTAAAGAGTATTCTAAAAAGTTTTAAAGTTCAAGGAAAATTAAATCCTAAGATTTGGAAAAAATCTGAAAGGACTATAGTTATGGATTCTAAAGTTAGAACTCGTTTATTAGAGATTGCCAACGATTTTATTGAATTTTTAAATCTTGATATTTTAATATCTGACATAGTAATGACAGGTTCATTAGCCAATTATAATTGGTCGAAATATTCCGATGTTGATATTCATATCTTAATTGATTTTAACCAATTTAGTGAAATTGAAAAACCTTTATATGAAGAACTATTTTATTTGAAAAAATCCTTATATAATGATAAACACGACTTGAAAATTTTTGGGTATGATGTTGAAAATTATGTTGAGGATGGGTCAACACAAAAAAATGTTAAAGGTATTGGGATTTATTCATTATTAAATAATGAATGGTTATCAAAACCTAGTCGTGAACTAGTTGATATTAACTACGAACAAATTTCATCAAAAGTAAAACAATGGATGAAAATTATTGACGGTATTGTTGATAATACTAAAGATGAAGATGTTGAAACCTCTAAAAATATCATTAAAAAATGTAATGAAAAATTAGGTAAGTATAGGGAGAGTGGATTACACGATGGTGGTGAGTATTCTGAAGAAAATTTGGTATTTAAAGTTTTAAGACGTAACGGTTATTTACAAAAAATAAGAAGTTTAAGTGACAAAATAGTTGATAAAAAACTATCACTTAAAGAAAGTTTAAATAACGGTAGTAAGTTAGGACAGTTTACTATTATATCCGACAATACTTTAAAAGGTCATGGAGGTAGAAAATTAAAAAATTGGGAATCTGACAATGCTTGGGATTTAAAAGCACCTATTGGGACTTCTATTTATTCTTTTACAAATGGTATTGTAAGTCACATTAAACAATCATCACCTGGAAATCCAAAAATATTTGGTACACAAGTTAGTATAAAAGGCGTTAATGGTAATCCAAATATTTTTTACACCCACTTAGAAGGTGTAAAAATAAAAGTAGGTGATAAAGTGAAAGTTGGTGATTATATTGGTAAGATAACTAGATGGCCAGCAAGTCCATCAGGTAGTCACGTTCACATAGGTTTACCGTATGGTAAAGATTTAGGTGAATTGGTAAGTCAAAATAAAATTAATATGAAGAAATTTGAGACCGGTTCTCACAACAATAATAAGGAAACTGATGATACCAAAGTTGATACCAAAATTGATAGTGATGATATCAAATCTAAAATTGACTCTGTTTTAGACTCAGGTAATACTGAAACATCAAAAATTCCTGATGAACCTGAAGATTACGGTATGATGGGTCAATTATTAAAAATGGTAGGATTTAAATAAAAAAAAGACATTTTTTTTTATCTATATATTTATAAATAAAAATAACTTAATAACTAAAATTATAAAATGGGAAATTTAAGACCAATTGGTAGTGAAAAACTACAAGGAATGGATAAAATTAATCGTATTATTGAAATATCTCGTTATAACGAAAATAGACCAAACCCTATTAACGAAGATAAATCAGTAGAATATACTAAAACATTAGCCGATGGTAAAACTTATCGTATTGATAAAGAAAAAAATGGTTATGTAATTAAAAAAACTATTTCGGAATCTACAAGTGAATTTGACTATGTTGAGCCGATGAAAAATAGAAAATATTATTCATCATATTCTCAAGCATTAAAACGATTAAATTTAATTGTTAAAGAAGTTAATACTAATTCAGGTTATTCTAATGGTATGTCACTTTTTAATGAGGATGAGAAAAAAGACACGACTAAATACGTTTTAAGTGTTGGTGAAACAAACGAACAAGCGGCTCCCGCTCCTGCTCCCGCACCTGCTCCCGCTCCCGCTCCTGCACCCGCTCCTGACGCTACGGCAGCTCCCGCTCCCGAACCAACAGATGATTTAGGTTTGGATGGTGATATGGGTATGGAAGATGAGGAACAAGATGATGAACCAATCACATTAAAAGTTATTCAAAAGTTAACAGGTAAATTAGCTCAGAAATTAAGAGGTTTTGAAGAAAACAATGAAGAACCTATGACATCTAAAGATATTAAATATGTAATTAATTCTGTATTATCAGCTGTTGATATTGAATCAATAGATGAAGAAGATAGAGAAGATATTATGAATAAGCTTGAAGGTGTTGAAGACGAAGAAGGTATGGGTGATGAAATGGGTGACGAAATGGGTGACGTAGAAGGTATGACACCTGAAGAACCAACAGGTGAAGTTGCTGAAGAATCTGAATTCAACTTTGGTGACGATGAATTTGATGTTGATTATGAAGATGATTATGGATTCATCGACGATTTTGATACGGACGCACCAACAAGAGAAAGAGAACGTATTAAAACACCTGAGAGAGAACGTGAAAGAGAACGTGAAAGAGAAACTGAAAAACCTATCAGAAGAGTTCCAAATCCTTACAAACCAGGTAAGAGAGAAGAAGAATTACCAAACCCTGAAGCTAGACGAGGTAGAAACACCCCTGAAGTTCACGGTGGAGGTGAGAGACAAAAACATTTTTATGAAGTAGGTATCGAAAATCGTAAAAGACCTTATGATGTTGAGGATTTAGAGATTAATGAATCTAAAGTTGATAAAGTACTATCTAAATATTTTATTAATGAAAATAAAACTAATACAAAAAAACCAGTCAATGAAAATTACAGAAACTATTCAGTTAATGTAATTCAAGAAATGATGTCGGTTAAATTTAAGAAAAAATATCCAAACTCTAAATTTGTTGGTAAAACAAATAAAGATAATTTAGTTTTCGAACATAATAATAGAACAATACGTATTACACCTAAAGGTGATATTATATGAGTTATTTAATCTATGTTAATGAATTAGGTCCAAACTATAAAGGGGATAACACGTATGAGTTTATTTTCTCTAATAGTTTAGAAGATATTTGGGGGGACAGTTGGGAATCCAATCCTGCGAATGGATACCCTTCCCCACCTGATTTAGAATTTATTAACAAGGTTGGGACTTTAAAGAGTAATGAAGTTACGTTATCCGTAATTCAAAAATCAGATTATTTCTCAATGACCGATTGTATGGACGACGTAATATCGTTAGCTTGGGAAAATGAATTGGATGAAATTGATTTCACAATTAAAAAACGATTAGTTTTTAGATTTGGTGAAACTGAACAATCAGTAAAAAATAAATTATATGAACGAGATATCGTTTTAGAATTTGAAAAAAAAATAGTTTATGAAAATTAACGATAAAATATTACGTTTAGTTAAACACGGTCTTAAAGCAACTAATCTAACTAAATTAAATGAATCACAAATTAATACATTGTATACTCGTTTAGTAGAACAAGTAACAAAAGTACAGGGTAAAACTCAATATATGATTGGTAGTCAAGGTGGTAATATTCCCCCAAACACTAAAGGTTACGACATCAAACAAAATAACGATAAAACTGTTACTGCAATCCCAATAGATGAAACTGAAGAAATAAATGAAAAATCAGTTTCTAAACAACAACAAAAATTGATGGGGTTAGCACTTTCTGTTAAGAAAGGTGATACACCAAAATCTAAAGTGTCTAAGTCAGTTAAAGATATGGCGAAAAAAATGTCTAAGTCGGATTTAGAAGACTTTGCATCCACAAAACATAAAGGTTTACCTAATAAAGTTGAGACTAACGAAGAAGAAAAATATGATTTAGGTGATGCGTTTGAAAAACACGCTGCTAATTATCTAACTAAAGTTGCTCAAAAAAGTGTACCTCGTATTGGTGAAATTGGTGAATCTCAATTAGAAAAAGAAATTACAAGAATAGTTGAAAAACATTTATCACCAAAGATGACTAAGAAAGATTTTATGAATATAATTGAAAACAATCTTATTGTTGCAAGAGAATCTGAAATGAATGAAGAGTCGGAAGACGAAATGGGATTACCATCTTGGTTACGTTGGGAAAATATAACTAAAAAATAATTTTATCTAAAATAAGTAAAAATGAGTTTAAACAATAAAGTAGAAAAAATATTAAAGATTAAAAATACTTTAGAAAAAAAATTGATGAATGAAGGTTTAACAAGGTCTGAAAAAACTATTTTAGATAAAGTTAGAATTCAATTAGTTGAAGCACCGATTGATTATACAGGTGCGGGTGGTGCTAGAATGTCACAACAATTACAATCTAAAATTGAAAGAGGACAAACCGATTTTAATGATTTAGGTATTAGTACTGAAACTATAGAATTTTTAGCGAGTAAAAGTTTTGTTGACTCAGTTAAAAAACTACAAAAAGTATTAGGTGATAATTCACGAATTGCCGAGGGTGACCCACGTAGTGCATTTATGGCGTTAATGAATAATGCTATGTCATTAGGTGGTAGAATATCTTCGTTACAACAACGTAGTTCTAAACAAATCGAACAACTAGCGGCTAACTTAGTTCAACAATATTTTAATTTACCTGAAGACGCTATTAGATTAATTCCACATCTTACATCATTTGGACCACAACGTGCGTTACCAAATATGAGAACTTCACCTAAACAATTTTCTGAAGAAGATATTAAAAAAGCATTTAAAGATGCCGACAAACACAAAGAAGAATTAGAAAAATTTGCACAAGAGTTTGAAGAAATGGGTGTTGAATTTGACTATTCTAAAGGTGATGAAATTGTTACAAAAAAAATAGAACAAGAGGCTTTAAAAACATTTGAGGATGAAAAAGCTAAAAGAAGATTTATCAACTCAATTAACAAAGGTTTTGCGTTTAATTTAGGTGAGTTATACGAAGAATTAAATGAATATGTTGATAAGATTAATCCTGAATTAAGTCAGTTATACGCTGCGTCACAAGCAATAATGGAACACCTATATTGGTTATATCCTGATTTACAACAAATGACGAGTGGTGGTGGAGGTCAATTGGCTCAACACGAAATCACTAAACCTGATGGTTCTAAAGAAAGTAGTAACGACGAAGAAGAAGGTGGTGAAGAAGGTTCTGATGATTTAAACTTTGAAACGGGTGATGAAGAAATCGGTAATGAAGAAGAGTCTGAACCACAAGGTCCTTACACAATTGAAGCTTACGCCCCAACATTACCATTATTAATTCACGAACTTTTATTAGGAGTTGCTAAGTATTTCAGTTGGTTAGGAGGTATCCAAGGGAAAGAAAAATCAGAATTAATTATTCAATCGACTGACACAATTGGTAATGAGGTATGGAACTCATATATGGGTAAAGTATTTTTCAAAGAATTGATGTTGAGATTTAAAGCGTTAAACGATGAATACGCATTACAAGACAAAAAAGTTCAAAATAGAATATTGTTATTCTTACAATTACATTTAGCAACTTTATCTAAAGAAGATTTAGAAACATTACTAAATGGAATCCATAAACAAGATGAACGAGTAATTCAAATTATTAATGAACTAGTTGAAGGTGCTATGGAACAATATCAAGAAATACATAAAGATATACCGGAACCAACTAAAAACTATGGTTCAGGTGTTGATTTAGGTGATGATGATGACACTGAAGATGATGATTTTGATTTTGGTGACGACGACGATGATGACGATATCTATTAAGACACATACTAAATAAACGATAAAGACCTCCAATTTTAATTAATTGGGGGTTTTTTGGTATTTATAAATAAAAACTATGACTAAAGAACAATTGTTGTTAGAATACGTTAAGTGTATGAAAGATACTCCATACGCATTAAACACGTATCTACAAACATACGACAACACAGTTTCAAAATACGTTCCGTTAGAATTATTCCCCGACCAAATAACATTATTACAGGATTACGAGAACTATAATGAAAATATTGCATTAAAATACCGTCAGGCGGGTGTATCGACAGTAACATCAGCTTGGGTATCTAAAAAATTAGCATTTGCTAAAAAAGAAAAACCTGAAAAAATATTGATAATCGCCAACAAGTTGGATACCTCAATTGAGATGGCGAATAAAATTAGAGCCTTTGTGACACAATGGCCGAGTTGGGTTAACGTTCAAATTGACCCCAATAAAAAATCTACCAAACATTGGAAATTAAATAATGGTTGTGAGGTTAAGGCGGTTGCAACATCAAAGGATGCTTTACGTGGATTTACCCCAACAATATTAATATTTGATGAGGCCGCGTTTATCGAAGCTGACAGTGATTTCTGGTCAGCGTGTATGGCATCCCTATCAACAGGGGGTAAAGTAATTGTAGTATCAACACCAAACGGTAATGACCCAATTTACTATGAGATTTACGACCAAGCGTTACGTGGAATGAATGATTTCAAAATTACGGAAATGTATTGGTATCGTGACCCTCGTTATACTAAAGATTTATTCTTTGTAAAAACTGATGACGCTATTCATTATTTATTAAACAAAGAAGAATACGGACCTGAGAAAATAATAAGTTGGGCGGACAAAGAATTTAAAGACAGAAACTTTGATGAAGCCAAAGAAATAATTAATAACGGATACAAACCTTGCTCTGATTGGTTTGAAAAAATGGTGAAGAAACTTAAATACGACAAACGTAAAGTTTCTCAAGAGTTAGAGTGTAACTTCCTTGGTTCAGGTGATAACGTATTCGATTCTAGGTTAATGCAAAAGATACGTGAAAATTATCTGTTAGAACCCCAAAATAAAATGTTAGGTAATCAATTATGGATTTGGAAAGAACCGGTAATAGGTCACAAATACATTATGGGTGTCGATGTCAGTCGAGGTGATAGTGAGGATTTTAGTTCATTTCAAATTATTGATTTTGATACTCGTGAACAAGTTGCGGAGTTTGTTGGTAAACTTCCTCCTGATACGATGGCCGAAATTTGTTTTAAATGGGCTAATATGTATTCGGCTTATATTGTAGTCGATATCACGGGTGGGATGGGTGTTTCTACCTCACGTAAACTTCAAGAGTTAGGATATAAAGATTTATATGTTGACGGTGAAGACGTTAACAACTCTTGGAAATATAATCCAAAATCAGCGGAAAAAATACCCGGTATTAACTTTAACAACAAACGTGTTCAAATTATTGCATCATATGAAGAGGCTATGAGACACGATTTCCGTATTTACAGTCACCGTTTATACAATGAAATGGATACATTCATTTATATTAATGGTAGACCTGACCACCAAAAAGGGAGACACGACGATTTACTTATGTCTATTGCTATGGCAACATACGTGGGTGAGACTTCGTTCAGTAAATTAAATAAAGTTACCGACCAGGCAAAGGCTATGATTGAGTCGTGGTCAGTCAATAATAACACATCAGTTGGTAAAGATATGGATTTTAACCCTGTTATTCCAAATTATAATGATATGATGGGTAAAACAAACTCCAATCAGAGTATTCAAAGAGATGAGTATATGAAGTATGGTTGGTTATTTGGAAATTACGGACAAAGATAAACTATTTAAAAATTGATATTTATAATTAAAATTCTGATATGGAAAACAATAAAAATTTAACGGTTTGGCAACGATTATCTCACGCATTTGGACCAAATTCATTATTAAATCAAGACTACCCCACATATAAGTTCGATAAGAAGGAGTTACTTAAAACAACTTCAAAAGATGAATATGAAAAAGAAAAATTACAAGCTCAACAAACTTTTTATTTAACAAACCAATGGGCGAAAATTGAGAGTAATTTATATTCTCAAGCAATATATTATGAACCAACTCGTTTAGCATCATTCTACGATTATGAATCAATGGAATATACCCCTGAGATTTCAGCCGCGTTAGATATATACGGTGAAGAATCAACAACAGTAGACCAAAATGGTTTTATGTTACAAATTTATTCAGAATCAAAACGTATTAAATCGGTATTAACAGATTTGTTTAATAACAATTTGGATTTAAATACTAACTTACCTATGTGGGTTAGAAATACTTGTAAATACGGGGACAACTTTGTTTACCTAAAATTGGATTCTGATAAAGGTGTTATTGGTTGTATGCAATTACCAAACATTGAAATTGAACGTCTAGAAAGAGGTATGGCAGCTAAAATTAACAATGTTGAAGAACCAGGTCATAGTAAAGGATTAAGATTCCAATGGAAAGTTAAAGACATGGAATTTAACTCTTGGGAGATAGCTCACTTCCGTTTATTGGGGGATGATAGAAAATTACCATATGGGACATCTATGTTGGAGAAAGCCAGACGTATTTGGAAACAGTTATTACTATCTGAGGATGCAATGTTAATTTATAGAACCTCAAGAGCCCCTGAACGTAGGGTATTCAAAATTTTCGTAGGTAACATGGATGACAAAGATGTTGAACCATACGTACAACGTGTTGCAAACAAATTTAAACGTGACCAAATTGTTGATAGTAAAACAGGTAACGTTGATTTAAGATATAATCAGATGGCGGTTGACCAAGATTATTTTATTCCTGTTCGTGACCCGGCAGCACCTAACCCAATTGAAACACTAGCGGGAGCCGCTAACTTAGGTGAAATTGCCGATATCGAATACATCCAAAAGAAATTATTAACAGCACTACGTGTACCTAAAGCGTTCTTAGGTTTTGAAGAACCTGTGGGTGAAGGTAAGAACTTATCATTAATGGATATTCGTTTTGCTAGAACAATTAACCGAATACAAAAATGTATGATTGCCGAATTAAATAAAATTGCGATTATTCATTTATTCCTTTTAGGGTTTGAAGACGAATTGTCTAACTTTACTTTATCATTGGCAAATCCATCAACACAGGCTGACTTATTAAAAGTTGAAGCATGGAAAGAAAAAGTCGCATTATATAAAGAGGCGGTAACCGCAGTTGAAGGTATAGCACCAACATCAGTAACTTGGGCTAAGAAACATATTTTAGGTTTCTCAGATGAAGAAATCAAACTTGATTTACAACAACAACGTGTTGAGAAAGCGGTTGGTGCTGAATTAACAAATACAGCAACAATTATTACTCACACAGGTGTTTTCGACAATGTTGATAATCTATATGGTTCTAAATCAGGTGGAACACAAACTGCCGCCGCAGGGGCTACACCTCCACCTCCTCCGGGTGGTGATATGGGAGGTGATATGGGTATGCCATCCCCACCTCCAGGACCTGAACCAGGTGGTGATGCTGGTGTAACACCTGAGTCAGTTGAGAAGAGAGATAATTTAAACATATTGTTAGAATCTGATAATATGTATGGTGAAGACGAGTACATTGATTTATCCAAAGGTAAAAATAATTTAGGTGAAATTGAGAATCGTTTGAATAAACTTTTAGGTGACTAATATTTATATATAAAATATATAAAATGAAATTTGGAATATTAAAATCAAAAATAGAAAATGTTTTATTAGAATCTTATAAAGATGGTTCATTTAAAAACGAACTTAAAACATTTAAAAAATTAGTGTTAGAAAATAAAAACATCAATAGACTATTCTACATATATGATGATTTAAGTTCTAATAAAGGTTTAACTAATGAAGTTGCCGGTGACTACATAAATGAAATGGTAACTCTTTACGAAAACACCATTAATAAAATTATTCCTACTGACTTGAAAAAAATTAAAGATTGGGTGAATAATTCTTCTGTGGTTAAAAATAACTACGAAGTTATTGATAACTTACTAAGTGGTGGAGTTTTAAACTTAGAGTCAAAAATTAATAGTAAAAAAATTATTACTGAAACTATAACTAAAAAATCTGTAACTGAGAAAGAAGTTGTTAATGTTCCGTTGAGTACTATGGTAACAATGGCAAACAAAACAATTAATAGTTATATTGATAGTTTAAATGAATCGGATAAAAAAGAATTTAACCAAATGTTATCTGTTGATGACTCTGAGTTAGAATCAAAGTATTCATCTATTAAAGAAAGTGTGGTTGAAAAATTACAAACGTTGTATAATCAAAACCACGATAGACCAACAAGAAACTCAATTAATGAGACAATTGAAAAGATTTCATCTGAAAAATACGATAAATTAAATTACTATAAATTAAAAAGTTTACACGACAACCTTTAGTCGTTATTTGATTTAAAGTTTTTCTGAACGTGTTTAGCCTTGCTAAGCACGTTTCTTTTTATTACAGAAGGTTTAACAAACACTTTACGGTTAACCAATTCAGACATTTGTCTTGTTTTAATTACTTTACTCTTATATTCTTTAAGGGCTTTTTCGATATTTTTATCTTTATTTACTTTTACTACAATCATATTAAAAAAATGTGGATTTATTGTTTTTTTGACTATT